GGTTTGGATCCATACCAGACATAATTCCGTAGCGTACATCTACGCCGTACTCACCCTTGATGTCACGAGATGGTGTGTACTTTAGAACGTAAGGTGTTCCATCATCTGAACCCTTGATGGTCTTTGGTATACCACCAAATACTTTTTCATCTGCTTCAAAGCATACTGAAAGAAGTTCTTGGAACATACGAGCAAATTGTGCTTGTGCTGACTTGATCTGTGTATCAAAGCCTGCTTGTAGTGCTTGTACACCACGGCCTGTAACAACAGATGCGTCAATGTTGCCTGAACGGCTTTCTGGATAACGAGATCCTAAACGAAGTTCACGCTCTAACACACCAGACTCTGCAAAGATGCCAGGTGGAAGATCTAATGCAACACGACGAATACCTTGTGGATTAGCAGAACGCATAATTGAATCTGGACCAAGAGCCAACTCTTGCACATCTTGTGGGATAGCAATAGGTGCTTGGATAGATTTTTCTGCTGCTTGGATCTGCAATACTGCAAAACGAGCACGAGCAAGCTGAACTGATAGAACATCATCAAACTGTCCACGAGCTTCACCGTCAAGGGAAGAACGCATTACGACAGATGCCATTGCCTTACCTAAGATGTTAGGTGTGCGTGATAGAACTAAGTTCTTACGCTCTGGTAAGTACAGTAGATCTTGGTCCTTGTCGTGGTACTTGACCATTGAGATATAAGGAGAAGATAAAGCGTACTGGTTTTTGCCTAGGATTAAATCGTAATACTCTGGGTACTGTGCCGCTAATGTCTCTGCATCGGTAACGATGACTTGAGTAACAGATAGCACACGACCATAACGATCTAACTCTGGATATGTACCGAATGGGTTGAGCATACGGATACGAGGATTGTTGTCCTCAAAGTCCATCTCAACCATACCGATACCAAGACCATAGGTGTTATACCAGTCTGCTGCTGTGTACATCTGCAGTTGTAGGTCAGAGTTTGTTACATAAAAGTTTGCAATACGAGTTCTAGTATCTGCTGCCTTGCGTGCTGCATCTGAAACCATATTGGTTGCTGAGCAGTTAAAGGATGGCAGTGGTGCCATTGCTTCTGCTAGATCTCGTGCTGCTACGTCAATGAAGTTTGCAACCAGAGGCTTTGGATATTCCTCTGAAAACATTGCAGGGTATACCTTAGAGATATCTCCCTGACGCACCGAGAGCACATCACGCATACGTTGATCTCGCGCTGATGAGCGAGTACGTAAGCGTGCTAGCTTAGCGTCAACTTCTTTGACTGATAACAATTGAGGTCCTTACTTCTTGTATACGTCTGCGCCGTATTTTTTCTTTAGAATCTTAAGCATTGCTTTATCTTGTGGGGTCATCTTTGGAACCAACTTCTTAACATCAAAAGTTTTTGCAACCGACCCTTTAGCTACTGCCTTCTTCATTGCTCCTGGCATTTTATCTCCTTAGATGAATGTACGATCTTTTTCTGCGAGCAGTTCATCTATGTTGACAACTGTTCGCTTGCCTACCTCGAAACGAGATAGAAAAGGATTCTTTAAGTGATGCGTCTTGTGCATACCTTGGTTGAGCATCTCGCGTGCTCTAATCTCACAGAACCACAGTGCCATCACCATATCGGTCTTGCCTTTAGTAGTTGGTGACCACGTAATCAATTGTTCGATAAGAGCTTTGACGTTTTCAGTTTGGTCACTAGGTAAGTGAATAAGGTTGTCGCGGTGGTGCTTACCGTCGAATTGCTTTGTGCCAAACAGTGTTGACATAGAAGCAACACCGAAACCGGAGTCCCACTTGTTGGTTCCAGTATGGTGTTCTCGCAGTAGCACACCCCGTGAGGCAAGGTTTTGGCGGATGCCCTCATCTTGCGTAAGGAATGACTGAAAAGCATTTTTCTCTACTATCCACTCACTGGGCTGGTATAGGGAAGTCCAGTCAAAGATTAGTTGGCGTATTGCAGCAGGCGTTGGCCTAGTGATCTTAATAGCATCAACGATATAGCGTTTATGTGTAGCCCTATCAACAGCGTAACAAACGACGGCTGTATCACCAACCATAGCGGGATCAAGACCACAAATAAAAGAAAAGCCATTAACATCACGCGGATGGCCTGGGTTACCAGGAACCAAGCGACCTGCTTTACGCATACCATCTATAGAACCTCGCACACATACCGGATCAAAGATAGCATCATCTGAGATATCTTGTTGTTGATAGACCAAAGCCCAAGTACTTGCATCCATAGCTTGGCGTTCATTGTAAAGGTTGCGACCATTCCATCTAGGGTAGAGGCCGTTTTCGTTCTTGTCAGATTCCATCTGACCATCAAAGGGGGCATCACTTGCAGGCCAGAGAGTCTCCCAGTTGTCAGGGTTCTCATCTGTCTTTAATAACGCTGGCATAGCCAAGTACTTCCACGGGACAAGCCCACCTGGGTAGCGGTCTTCGTTACGTAGCTCGCGGTATAGGTCCATAGCAGAAACTCTGGTACCAATAACTACAAGTTTACCCGTAGGGTTCAAACGTGATCGTACGTCCTGGGTTAACCAGCGGATCTGCTTTTCAAACTCGTTAGCGTTCTTCAAGGTAACAGCGTCATCTACGATAATCATATCGGCACGCTTACCGTAGATCTGACCACCGATACCAATGGCTTCGATGTTTGGATCTTTTTCACTAGACTCACGAAGTTCTGAGCCAAAGGTCACACGGGTGGCTTGCCACGAGGCGCTCTTGGAATTAAACCCTACGCCAGCAGCGTAAGCCTGTTGGAGTGATTCATACATCGGATGTGTCAGGCGTTGCTTGATGGCGTAGAGAAAGTCGGCAGCTAACTGCTGGGTTTGGGAAACAATCAAAACTCTAAAGTTGGGGTTACGTACTACCTGCCAGGTCACATAGTCCACCGTGATCGTAATGGACTTGGCGTGGTTGGGCGGAATGTTAATCAGGATTCTATTACTAGCCAGTCCTGGCTCATACTTCATAGAAGGGTGCATCCAGCCAGGTTCGCGGCCTTCGATCATATCTACCAGATTTTGCTGGTGTGGAAATGTCTGGGAGTGCAGGAACTTCTGGCGGAACTCGGCAAAGGTAATGTCGTGGACATCGCTAGTTGCAAAGGACTTGTCCTTAAGACCAAGGCGTGTTCGGTCAACCTTGTCTGTAAAGACCTTATCGGTACGTCGGTAGTACTCGTAGGTCTTAATGGATTTACCAGCGGAGGCACAAGCCTGCTCGATGGTCATACCCTCTGCTACACAACCAAGGATGATTCTCTTGGCGATATCAGCACTATTGTCAGCCACGTGATCTCCTAAAATTTATTGGGGACCGGCCGGAATCGGTTTATTTTTATACTAGGCGAGGAAGGTTTTATCTACCAGTAGATAGACCTATCCCCACTAAAAGTACTGGGCAGGTCGGGCTTAACGCCCGAAGGAGCTACAGCGAACTGAGGGGTAAGTTAGCACTCGGCCTAGGGGCCTCGCTAGAGGCCATACCGTAGCAACTCAGGGTCTTTCCTATTAAAGCCCCTTACTATATATAAGGCAGGAAAATATCAGCATTTCTCGTTTTTAGAATGTGAGTTGTATCACAGTATATATAACCGCAGGTCAGAGGCCAGATCAGCTTTCACTTTAGCAAATATTTTTTGTTGGGGAGTATACACACACCCACGGTCAGATTCACCAATGGGGGGTGCCTGTTGCTGCGCGGTAGGCTAATCCTACGGCTAAGGGTTAGACAGTCTGCCGGCTATTGTCTATTGTTTGCTAGAAAGAAAGCAGGGGCAGACTCTAGTTCCGGCTACCTATTGACTTAACCCTTTCCCAATTAAGTAATGAGATCCGATACCGATAACCTGGCAGCTGCTAACACTTACCGCTAACCCTTGCTAACCCTTAGACATATCCGCGCCTATTGTCTAGGCATAACCCTATCTAATCGTTACCATATTGTTACCTAATAATATGCCAGATAATATTGACACGGTATAGTAACGCATATATCTTTTACCTAGTGGAGCTCACCTACAATTCCACTAGATAAAGGGTTAAGGTAATGACAAGATCTAAGCAAGATAAAGCAGACTTTATCGCTAACCTACGCGCTGGCGTAGAAGCATTAAAGGATCAAGGTATCACGCCACCTAGTAACCTACTAGATAGCTTCTCACCTAATAACGCATTGATGATTATATTGCAGAAGCCTAGCGCGACACAATGCGCTGGCTTCCACGCGTGGCGAGAAGCTGGCAGAAGCGTTAAGAAAGGATCACGCGGCGCAGCTATTCTAGTGCCTATCGGCGCAGACGACGACGGAGATCTACGCTTTACCTGGCGTTACGTGTTCGATATTGCAGACACGGAGGAGATTAGCGAGACATCTCCACGCTTAGCGCGTGAGCTGGCGGTGGCGTAATGGCTAAGCAGATCAAGCGAGAGATCTCGCTCATTGATTATGATGGCGCAGAATGGGTACGCGCTATCCTATCGGAGACACGCCTACGCGCTATCCTTAAGGTATACGAGAAGCAAGGTATCCACCTACAAGAGAAAGTGAGCGCATAATATGACTATGAGCGCAGCTAGCCTTATTCAATGCCTAGCGGGAGATCTTATGGCGGATCCTGGCATATTGTTCGAGACTATACGAGAGGAGGAGGATATTCTACGCGTTATCCGCAGCTATAGACTAGGAGACTTTACTTATGCAGATGTATTAGACACGGTGAAAGATTATATCTAGTGCTTTACTATAGGGGAGAGTATGGTATATCCTCTCTCCTATGGTAGCTCACTAGGAGCTAACTATAGAAAGGGTACGAGAATGAAGCAAGATAAAATAGTAAGTGAGCAAGGCAGAAAGATAGTTAGTACCTACACGCTAGAAAATAACTATCGTGTAAAGCTTTCTACCTATCATTCATCTACTAGCAAAGTGATCCACACAATACTTTCAGAATGTATCACTGGCACTAGTGGGATCTTTACTATGGAAACTTTTATGATGTATCGAGACTATAACGCGAGAGTAATTAGCGAGCCGGTGGCGCGTTATTCTTTCAAGGCGTTACAAGATCAACACGAGCGAGCTATTGAACAAGCAGCTCAGCAGATCGCCTATCTATTGGCAGAAGGTGAAGTGGGCGCGAGAGAGTGCCAGACACTAGAAGCTGCCTAGTGTTTGCCTATCGCCTATCCGTTAAGGGTAGGCGGTGGGGAGATACTAGGTCTCCACTATAGAAAGGGTTATACAATGGATCAACAATTAGGTCGTCCGTTTGATGAGGATACTCTCATTCAGCAGATCGGAATACGTAACGTCGGAGCTATAAGCGGAGGACGTGTAGGGGTATACAAGCCAGAAGGTGAGTGTGTAGAGGTAGAATTGCCGGTGTCTGCCGGCTATCTTGTCCGCATAACACTAGCCTGGGACGATACCTATACCGTCGAGAGAGTGTTACGGCGTAGGGCTAAGGGTAAAAGCTACAAGGAAAGCAAGGTGTTAGGTCGCGTTGAAGGTATCTATTGCGATCAGGTGGGAGAGGTTGCCTACAATGCTTCTTGCTATAAGAATGTCAAGTTTGGGCAGCAGGTGGAAGCGTGAGCGTAACTATCACAATGCCTAAACAATGGGATAAGGAGACGGCACTAGCGGTGTTGGACTCCTACATAGAAGGCTTAGATCGTGGGTACGTGCTAACAATTACTGAA